TTATGATTATTCATTCAGTTGAAGAGGCTCATGATATTATTAAGTTTTTTAAAAAAGAGTATAGTCAGATAGACTTATCTAATCAACTTAAAAACTTAAAAGATTTTATTGATGGTGTTGATATAGAGAAGCCAATCTATAATGTAGATGTTGATATCTCTGTTAATAGTGATGGAATTATCACTTTGTCTTATAGTGTTAATTCATGGGATGTAAATATTATATTTTATCAAGATAATCAAGTACATATTCAAGAGTGTGTTAATCATATTACTAAATTTGAGAATGTGAAACGTGCTATTATGTATGCGAAACGATTTTTATGTTTATAGGTGGTTATATGGAAATATTTTCATTTTTCATTATTTTAACTGTGTTTACTCTAATATTGACATTCGTACAAGATTATTTATTATATAAGAGTTCATACTTATATGCAGTGTTTGTATTTGTATGGTTTGTTTTAATGATACTGTGTTTGTGTTATATACCTAAAATGTTTCAGTAGAAGTAAGTATAAATTACTTCTACTATATTAATATGTGGGGATTGTTATGAATAATACATTTTCAAGTGCAGTTATGTTAGACTCTATCAAGAGTTTTAGAAATATATTGTATATAGCTGTTACCTTTATGTTAGAAAAAGAGTTGTATGATATTTACAATAAAGATTTATATTGTAATTGTGGTGATTTTGTATATAGTAAGTTTATTGGATTTAATAAGATGACAATTAAATTAAAAGACTTTTCTGTGTATGATAATAAAATGTCTTATACTGATGGTACAATGTCTATTGATGGTGAAGATGGTAGATTAGATATTGTGTTTAATCAGAGTGGTTATTGTGATGCTTTTATTTATGGTTATGATGGTGTGTCATATGTTACAAATGCTTATGAAAAGGTAATTGAATTTATAAAACAGTATATTGAGTGCTATAAGTTTGATAGAGGTTTTTTGATAGATAGATTGAGAGAGTTTGTTACTCAATATGGTTTGATATTACAATGTAGTAATATGAGGTAATAGTTTTATATATAATTGTTGTACATTCCGTCATGATGGTTGTATAATAAAAGTATATTATTCTTATGAAGTAAGGATGATAGCGACTGTACAAGTAGAAGTAGTGAAGCGTATGTTTATTATCTTAGTTATAGGGAGCAAGTTTTAGCCGATTATAATGATGATGGGTAACAAAAGCATAACGAAACGAAAGGAGGCCGTTTAATCTATGTCTAATAAGATTAAGGCTTTGTTGTCAATTTTTGCATTAAGTATCTTTTTTGTTGTAGGTTGTCATAGTGTTGATGCAAGACAGGTTATGACTACTGCATATACACCGCATGAACAAGCTGGTTACATGGCTAATGGATTGTGGATTCAAGAGGGATATGTTGCACTTGATTTTCTACCTTTAGGTACGCAGGTTTGGCTAGATGGTGTACCTTATATTGTGGGAGATAGGATTGGCGATGGTGACTACAATCATGTTGATATTGTAATGAGTAGCTATGAAGATGCAATTCAGCATGGTAGACGTTATATGGATTTGCAGTACTGATTCAATATAAGAAGATAAAAATTTAATAGTATACAAAATAGTTTAGGGTATATTGCGTTGACAATATACCCTATTTTTATAAACATATATAACTTAACGTAACTTTACAATATAATAGATATGTGGTATACTATAGGTGTGATAAGAGTGATAATTAAAAGGAGAAAAGATATGAAAAACTTTAAAATTTATGCCGTTAGTGGTGAAGATAGTTCTAAGTATGAGATTTCTTTGGGTGAGTTAGTTACTAAAGGTAATTATACTGAAGATGAAGTTTGTAAGTTGTTAGATTATATCGAGTCCACTAAGTACAAAACTTTCAGATGGAAGTTAGTGCATAAGGATTCCATTCATGCTATGGATGGTGATGGGATACAACACTATTTAGTAGATTTAAAATAGTGTGTTATAATATAAGGAGAAATAAAATGAAAAAATTCGTAAGTGTTTATTATAATTTTGTTGGTTTGAATATAGAAGAAGTAAGTTCCTATATTGATATTCATGAAAATGGGTACTGGGGAGCAGAGTCAGTTAAGGTACAGGCTGATGTGTATGGTCTTGTTAAAGGTAGACATACTATGCCAGTAGAGGAGTATGTTTTTGATGAGATTGATGATATTTTTAATTTTTTTAATTTAGAGGTTAAAGCATTGTCATCTATTAAAAAGACATCTGATTTATTAGTGTTGTATGTAACAGGTTTAACTGCCGCTACAGTAGCTGTTTTAAATACTGCTAATAGATTAGGGTATAAAGATGTTGTGTTAAAGCATTATAATAAAGATAATGGGCTTTATGAGTGTCAATGGTATGTTAGAGGGGGGAATTAAAAATGGATGCAATTAATACAGTATATGGGATTTATCAAGATGGTCAATCAGTAGGATTTCTTTCTCATGATAGTTTTGCTGATTTCTTTAAGGATGTATGTATTGATTTAGTATGTCCTGTTGAAGATAGAGAGTACATTACAGATAAAGTTAATTTAGATGTAATGTACTTTGAGTTTGGTAAGTTCTTTTCTGATGAAGAGGGTACTACTTTATATAGAGTTGTAGGCAAATTCCCTAAAAGAGATATGGAAGTTCTTGGTAAAGAGTTTTACAGTAAGATTAAAAAATGATAATCTCTAGAGATACTAATATAGTATCTCTTTTTTTTGTGTTTATTGTAACTTATATATTATATTAGATGTATTCTTTATTTTTTAGTGTGTGGTGGTATTTAATATATGGTAATTTTAACAAAGAAAACAAAATATGATAGTATTTTGGAAGGTGTACATACATTGGTTAATGAGTCCGTGTATGGGGATTTAAAGAAGATTGGTAACAGCAAGAAGTTTACTGAGTTAAAATCTTTTAAGGATAAAAAATATCCTCATTTAGATTTAGGATATAGGATTCATAAGATTAAGAAAGATACTTTTACATTGGACTTAGATTTCTTAGCAGGAAATAAAGATTTAGATACTCATGCTGAATTTATTGTTAGATGTTCTTGTGAGTATGTGGATAATGATGGTGTTGGCAATGTAACAATTAATGCAGATACTGTTATTGTTGAGTCTTTAGATGCTCCTATTGTTTCTGCATTAGATAATTTTAAATCTTTTAAAGTTAAGAGTGGTGTTAATCTCATTAATAAGGAAGATTTTGATGTTAATAGTAGTTTATCTGAAGTAGTTACTGATGCTTGTATTGTTGCATTACAAAAGGTGTTACTAAATAATTCTCAATTAGATAAAAAGATAGAGAAGATTACAAATAGTGCAAAAGGATTTAGTTCTGTTAGTGGTTTTTTAACTGTATAGATAGGTGGATACTTAATGGCTGAAGAGTATGGGAAAGAGTGGAGATATTCTTTAGAAAGACAACATAGTGTACATAATCCTGTTATAATCAATGAAGATATAGAATTACAAAGACGAATGTTTTGGGAGTCAGCGTTACATACTGGAATTACTGTTGACTTTTATAATTGTAAGTTCGAACAGCAAGATTTTAATCAAGATTTAAAACTTATGTGGGATGATGCTATAAGACTTCCTGTCATTTTTGATGATGCACCTAAAGTTAAAGTGTTGAAGAATTTAGGCTGGTATACAGAGGATGACGAAAGACCTGAGTTGGTATATCTTCCTATGTATAAGGATTGGATGACAAAAGAACTTCTAGATGTAAAAGAAAATTCTATTATTCGATTATATTATTTTGGTGGTATCAGTACAGCTGATTTTAGGGTTACTGATAAAAAGATGGATAGTGTGTATGGTGTATATTGGGTTTGTAAATTAGCACCTGAAAGAATGAATGATTTTACTATGATAGAGTTAAATGGGGAACATTTCTTAAAACGTAGTGAGGTTCGGAGTAGACATACTGAGTATATGGATAAGCAGATTAGTGATGGGTATAATCCTGACTATGATAAGTCATCTGATTTTAGGAATTATGAACATTCATCATATGTTAATCAGATAGTTGATAATGATGAAGATGATGGATTAGCAGATAATCTAAATTATTCTAGTACAGAGAATAATAATGTAGGGTATACAGATAAAGAGAGTAATGAGAATACAACATTTACATCTATTGATGGCAAGAAATATATAGATAATTTTGATATTATAGAAAATTATGAAAAACCGAAGAAAAAAGATAATAATTCTGATGGTAGGTTTGTGGTGAGGTAAGAGTTTTGAGATATAGTAGTGATTATATTGTAGAATCATTAAGGGATAATCCTATTAATGAGGCTAAAGTTGTAACATTTGATGGAAAAAGTAACCCAGATTTTGGTCAGGCTGTTATTATGGCTGGGGGAGCAGGTTCAGGCAAGGGCTTTGCTTTAAAAAATGTAATTATGTTACAGGGAAAAACATTTGATGTTGATGAGTTGAAACAATTATACGTTAAGGGTTCTAAGGCAGGTATTTTTGATGATATTCGTGGTGGAAATTATGATTTCAAGAATCCTGATGATGTGGCTTTATTACATCAAAAAGTAAAAGAGTTAGGATTAAAGGACAGGAGAGAGCAGGCTTTCTTTTCTTCACTATCTACTAATCGTTTACCTAATATTGTATTTGATATTACTGGTGATGAAGAGTCTAAATTGACTAAGTTATCAATGATGTGTAAAGATATTGGATATAAGGTATCTTTAGTGTGGGTAGTTGCTAATAGGGAAGAGGCTTTTATTCGCAATTTACAACGTGATAGGACTGTTCCTGATGAAGTATTCCATGCTACACATAATAATGTAAAAACGAGTGTATTTAGTTTTCTTGAAGGTAGTGGTAGTAAATTCTGTGATAGTGCTTGGATAGTATTTTCTAGTGGTGCTAGTGCCGAGGATATGACGCCAGATGAAAAGAGAGCTTTAGAGAACAATAGGGTTATCAAATTAGAAAAGAAAGGTTCTAAGTTTGTTGTGCCTGATAAAGTGTATCGTAAAATAATGAAAGTTACAGGTAGGAATGAAATAGACCCTAAGAATCCTCAAAACTATGTCAGTCAAAAAGAGTTTGCTAAAGATGGACTTAAAGATGCTATTAAGTCTGTAAGAGGTGGTAAAACTACTGTTAGAAAAACTATTTTTAATAAATAGTAGGGGTAAGTGTAGATGAAGTTGTTGAGAAATGTACAGGAAATGGATAGGGTTGATGGTATTTATATCACTGTATCTCAACATATGTTAAAGCTAGGTTCTAAAAGGATACAAAAAGAGTTAGGGAGTCTTTATTATCAAGACTTCCTAATATTTATGGCTGTTACATTGGCTAAAGAGTTTGAACGTGCTATAGATACTCAACGATATAAGGGTACTAAGTGGGCACCATTATCGGTTTCTTATTTAACATATAAGCAGAGAAAGAATTTATCTCTTAATATCTGGGAGGCTACAGGGTATTTAAAGAATAGTATTACTATATTCAAGAAGTTTAACAACTTTATTGCTGTTGGTTTTCAACAAAAACAATATTATCCTAATAGCGGAGCACAGGTAAATATGGTTGCTAGGTATGTTGAGTATGGTACTAATAGGAATACTGTAAATGGTAAGAAAACAATGCCAGCTAGACCTTTATTTAGACCCATAGCTAGTTATGTTTCTAAACATATATCAAGGTATTATAAGGCTTATCTCAAAGAGATAGGTAAACTTGGTAATAAGAGAATACCATACTTATATCTTAGGAATAAGAGTGTTAAAAGGTCATCTAAAAATAGGAAGTAGTTATATTAATTTACACAACTTTACATAATATATGTTTTATGTTATATTAGATATGTAGAGTGGTTAGATTAATTTATAAGGTGTGGTATATATGGATAAACAAAAATTAATTTTAGAAGAACTTAGAGGTGTAGAGAATATTAATGAATCTAGCTTAGGTAGATTATATCAACATATAGGTAAAGATTATATTGTATTCATTACATCTGATAGACAGGCATTAGATGTTACTGAAAATAATAAACGCAGGAAAGAGTTAGAGAAGTATATTCGTTTAGCTGGTTTTGGGTATAATAAAGTAGTTGGAAATTATGTAGAGGAAGAGACTGGTGAACCTAAGAAAGAGAAGTCTTTTGTAGTTTATGGTAAAGATGAAAAAGAGATGCTTAAAATGTTTAAGCGTTTAGGTGAAAAGTACGAGCAAGATTCTATTTTATTTGTAGATTTAGAAGGTAATGCTTATCTTTTATATACATATGGTAGCAAAAAGGGTACCAGTGATAAACTTGGTAATTTTCATGTAGGTATTGTAGGAGATTTTTATCCTACAATAGGTAAAAAAGCCTTTAGATTTGAGGTTAGTGAGTCTTATTATAAGGAAAGTTTTACTACATTTAGTGGTATGCTACACGAAAATTTCATGAAATTTGTTAATAAGTATGATGATTTTGATATTAGGTGGGAAAATAGATAATGCATAGTCCTTTATATCAATATGATTTAGCTTTATTTGATAGAATACATAGTTTGTATGATGAAGTATTTTTTGCTGATGTTGATGAACAGTTTATTACTAATGCTAGGGAACATCAAGGTAAGGTTGTAATGCCTTTTATTGGTATTAGTAGATTGCCAGATTTTTCTATCAATTACGATTTTTATAATGACAGTCAAGTTCGGCGTGGTTGGACTAATCTAGGAGCAAAAGACCAAGATGGTGTAGAGTTTGCAGGTAAGAAAGTTATGATACATTCATTACCTGTTATGCTACAGTATCAAGTAGATGTGTATGCAACTAAACGTGACGTGTGTGATGGTTTGATTTCAGAGTTGATTATGGAATTTCATGAGAGACCTTATCTAAGGGTTCAGTTCATGGACTTAGGTGATGTTATACAAGAATTTCAAATAGCTGTTGAAGATGGTGTTACAGATAATACTGATGTTAGTGGTTTTAGTGAAACAAACAGGTTTTATAGAAAATCTATAACAATCAATATAGACCATGCATATATCTATAGGGTTGATAAAGCACTAGAGATTGAAAAGATAACAATAGATGTCAATGATTTACCTTTAGATAAAAAAGAAATTGAAAAAGTTAGACCTAAAGGTGAAGATAGTGGTAATGGTGGTAAAGTAGTACCTGATAATAGATTAAGTACAGATGGGATTTCACCAGGAGTTAGGTCAAAAGATGATTTAAATAAAGCTAATGAAGAGATAAATAGTTCTGATATAGAAATAAAAAGATAATAATTGTAAAGAAAGCACATTTCATAAAAAGAAATGTGCTTTTTATATATAAAATTTGAAAACATTAAAACAATAAATATCTATATTTACAAAAGATAATAGTATACAAAAGATGGGTAAGTGAATAAATTATAATATATTATAAATTATCCGTTAAGGGGGATACTATTTAATGGCTACATTAACAATGTTAAGTCCTGGTGTATACATGAATGAGGTTGATAAATCTCAGTATATTACAGATTCCTCTACTTGTATTATAGGTATGGTTGGTGGTGCAAGGTTTGGACCAGTTGGTGTACCTACACTTATTACTTCTCAACAAGAGTTAGTTAAGACTTTTGGTGAGCCTGTTGAGGGTGAGCATGGGTTATATAGTGCTATGATGGCTCTAGTTCATGCGAGTCAAGTAATTTATACTCGTGTTGTAAGAGGTGGAACAAAAGCTACTGCTGGTACTTTGGGTACTGATAAAATTCTTTATAAGTCAGCTGTTATTGGTGATGCTAGTAATGGGTTAAAGATTTCTCAAACTGCTTTAACAGGTGGCAAATTCTCCATTACTGTAAAAGATGCACAGGATGTTGAGAAAGAAAAGTTTGAGGATTTAACATTAACCTCATCAGAAGAAAACTATGTTGAGGCTATTGTAAATTCTAAGTCAAAATTAATTAGGGTTGAGCTTCAATCAACTGGTGAAATTACTGCTAAGGATTTCACGTTAGGTGATACTGTTAAAGGTGGTAATACTGGTGCAAATGCACATGCTGGTAAAAAAGGAACTGATAAGATTGTGTTAGAATCAAAATATTTTGATTCTGAGTTAAATGGATGTTCCGCAGTATTTAGTGCTATGGATGATTTTACTCAAACATTTAATTTACATATCTTAGATGAAAATGGTAATGTTGTTGAGCAGTTTAGTACATTATCACTAGATGCTAAATCACCACGTTTCGTAGAGACTATTATTAATAATGGTTCTATCCGTGTTAATGCTAAGATGGATACTAATACATCTATTCAATATCATGAGGATACTATAATCTTTAGTGGTGGTGATGATGGTATTTTAGGTATCACAGCACAAGATGTAATTGGTGATATAAGTGGTGGTGGTTTACAAAGTTTCTCTAACCCTGAAACAGTTACTATTGATGTGTTGACTGCTAGTGGTTGGAGTGATTCATCTGTAATTAAAGCTGGTTTACATATTGTAGAAAATCGTGCTGATTCTATTTTTATTGTAGACCCACCTTTTGGTATGTCTGTTCAAGAGATGATTAATTGGTCTAATGGTAAGGGTTCATACACTAATCAAGGTGGTTTAGATACATCTTATGGTGCATTGTATTGGCCATGGTTACAAATTAGTGATAACTATACTAATAAAAATATATGGTTGCCGCCTAGTGGGTTTGTAGCTGGTCAGTATGCATATAATGATAAAGTTGGTTTCCCTTGGTTAGCACCTGCTG